GCGACCCGCGCTTCCATGCCAACATCCGCGTGATGTTTGAACTGACGGAGGAGCAGGTGTCGTGGCTTCCGACGTTCACCCCGGAACCAAGCATTCCATATCGCGTATTTGCCTAACCCATTGACTTGCAATAACTCCTGCGAGATACTGCGCTAATGAACACCCCTTCCCACCGCGTAACGGACAACGGTAAGACCGTGACCATTCACGGGCTGGAAGTGTTTTGCGCCTACGACCCTGCGCTGGACGGCGAATCGGACCCCGAACTGACGAAGTTCGATAACGAGCGCGTGCAGGACATCGTGGAAAGCACCCGGCGGTACATGGAGCGCGGGTCGCTTCCCCGGTTGGTGGTCATGCACGAAAAGGACGGGAACGAACCCAAGTCCAGCGTGGGCCGCTTCACCAACATCGGGTACGAGGAGCGCGACGGGGTGGGCTTCATCGTGGGCGACTGCGAGGTAGAGAAGCCCGTATTCGATAAGTTGCTGGCGACCAATGCTTTCCCGCGCCGTAGCGCGGAGATTTGGTCGGAGCAGAATCACCTGTCGGAAGTGGCGTTGCTGGGGCGTGAAACCCCCCGCCGTCCCCTTCCCGACACGCACTTCACCCGCAAGGGTGAACTGGTCCGGTTCGCACGTTCGCTGCGCTTCGACATGGGGACGGTCGGAGGCGGGCTATCCACTTACGTTCCCGGTACGAAGGACACCAACATGGCTGACGATGACATCCGGAAGGAAGTCGCCGCGCTGAAGTGTGACATGGACGAGATGAAGTCCATGATGAAGAAGCACTTTGGTTCGGACGAGGAGGAGAAGGAGGAGATGGCGGCGGAAGATATGCTCACGGAGCAGTTCGCGGAGGAATCCGGCGAAGGCGACGGCGTGCATATCGACATCGACTCCCACGGTGGCGAGGAGGAGGAGGAGGAGATGGGTATGTATGCCCGTCCCGGTTCCGCCGACACCTTCGCGCTGCGCCGCGAAAACGCCAAGATGAAGCGCGAACTGGACTCGCTCAAGGCGGAAATCCGCCGGGAGAAGTTTGGCCGCGAACTGGACATCATGGAGAGCGAGGGATATCGCATCCCCGCCGCCCAGCGTCCCCGGCTTGTTGCCGAACTTCAGGCGAGCAACGACCCGGCGGGAACGCTGGAGGGTTGGCGGGAACTGTTCACCCGCGATCCCATGAACGTGCGTATCGACATGAGCCGCGCCGCCCTGCCCAGCAGCACGGACATCAACAAGAACGAAATCTCCAGCATGGTCCGCGAGTTCGCTGGCCGTCCTGAAGATTTCGCAAAGGCAATCAACAGCCGCATCAAGCGGTAAACAGGAAAGGAACTACCAATGTCTGACATGGGATTCACCCCGAACTTCATCGCAAGCGGCGATATCAACCCGTTCCGCTTCGTGGAGATCAACACTTCTACGGCGTTCACGGGCCAGCAGGCCAATGCTGCTTCGGACAACGTGCTTGGTGTCACGGACGGCAGCGTGAAGCGTTTTGATTTGACCGTCCACGCTGCTGCTGGCGACCCGATCACCCTCCAGCCGTCGAACACGGTGCAGGTTGAATCGGGCGCGGCAATCAGCACCATCGGCACGCTTCTGACTTCGGATTCGTCCGGTCGGGCGATCGCTGGTGTGTCTACGAACGTGTGCTACTACATGGCACTTGAAACTGCTGGCGGCGCGGGTGAAATCATCCGTGCGTTCCGCTTCGGCACTCGCGTTGTCTAAAGCCATTACCTACAAGGAGGACTAAACAATGGCATTCTCTGTTGTCGGTGGTGGACTTTCGACGTACGTCCCGTCCACCAATGATCTTGCGACGGGTGCGCTTCAGGTGGAGTTCACCCGAAGCGTCAATTCGTTCGCTCTCACCCGGTACGCGCAGTTGGTTCCCGTCACGAAGATGACGGGGTACTATCTGCGGCAGGACGTTCCGGACAACGTTCGCCTGACGAGCGACCGCGAGTTTGCTTGGCCGCTGGGCAATGACCGCCCCACGGGTAAGCAGAACGCGTTTGACTTCGTGCAGTACGCCACGCAGCGTTTCGCGTTCCCCTTCTACATCCCGCAGGAGACTGCGACGCAGGCCGCGTGGGATGTCGTTGCGCAGCACGCTCGCAGCAAGGCGCAGTTGGCGATGACCGCCCGTACGAACCGTGCGGCGGCCATCCTGACCGATACGGGCAACTGGGGCAGCAACTTCGTTGCGAACCCCACGGCTTCCCCGATTTCGGCTGCGTCGTACTGGAACGCCACCACAACCACGAACGCAGCCATTCAGACCTCCATTCAGGCGGTCATGCGGCAGGTGAGCCTGTCAAGCGGCGGCGCGATTGCCCCCAATCAACTCATCATGGTCATTTCCCCGACCGTGGCGAACGTGATTTCGCAGGCTCCGGAAGTTCGTGAGTACGTCAAGAACTACCCCGCCGCCCTGTCGTTCCTTCAGGGTTCGGATACGTTCTCGCGCTGGGGCATCCCCCCGACCCTGTTCGGGCTGGGCGATGTCGTGGTCGATGACTCCGTGAAGGTGACGAGCAAGAAGGGTGCAACCCTTTCGACTTCGTACATCTACGGCGATTCGGCTGTCTTTGTGTCGCGTCCGGGTGGACTGGTCGGCGTTGAAGGCGCATCGTCCTTCAGCACGTGCCAAATCTTCGCGTACGAGGACATGACCGTGGAGCAGTTCAACGATCCGATGAACCGTCGCATTGAGGGTCGCGTGATCGACAACTCGGTGGCTGCGGTGGTGGCCCCGGTTGGTGGCTATCTGATTCAGGACGTTATCTCCTGATAAGTGAAGCAGCGGACAACGGGTGGGGGGGGCTTCGGCCCCCCCTCCCCGGCTTCTGAAAGGCGGCACGATGGCATACGCTGATTACGCCGACCTAGAGGCTGCGCTGGATCAGAACATCATCGCGCAGTTGTGTGGGGATGCGGGCACCCCGATGCCGGGGCCGAACCCGATGACCACGCACGCGCTGGACCGGGCTACTGCCATCATCCGGTCCTATGTCCGGGTCGGCAACATTTACACGGACGCGGAACTGGCTGCGCTTGACGCGGCCAACGATCCGTTGCTGGTCACGATGGCTGTTGACCTTGCGACGGAGTTCCTGTTCCAGCGGCGCGGGTCCAAGTTGACCCCCGCGATTGAACAGCGCATCAAGCAGACGTATTCCATGCTGGAGGGATTGCGGGACGGCAAGATGCTGTTCGGCTCCGTGGGGGCGAATGCGGACGCGGGTACGCCCGTGGTCAAGGCGGTTGGGTCCGCTGTGACCGGGTGGTACAACCAAGTGTCTAACTCGCAATTCTTCCCGCCCCGCCGACCCACGGCCTATCCGTGAACTGGCGCAGCCGGGTGCGGCAGGCGTTGGGCGACCCGTCCGTGGCGGCGGGCATCGCGCAAATTGTCGCGTACTACATGAAGGAACACATCGACCGTTCAGAGGGTCGCGGCGCGGGCGGGCAGGCGATCGCCTACGCCCCGCTGAAGCCTTTGTACGGCGAGTTTTGGACAAACAAGCCCGTGAAGGGCGGTACGGTGGTCAAGACCCGCCAAACGGCTTCAGGCCGCACGGAATACCTTGTGCGCGTTCCGGGCTACCGTAACGGCGGGCACCCCCTGCGGGACACCGGGCTGCTCTACGGCAGTCTGACGGCCACCGGGAAGGCAAGCGGCAGCAGCATCAAGGTAACGCTGCGCGGGCCGAAGTACGCCCTGTATCAAGACAAGGGGCTTACGACCAAGCGCACCAACTACATCCCCCTCACCCTTGCGGCCAAGCGCGGCCACGGCACGGGCAACGACCCCGGCAAGGAAGGCTTCGCGGAGGGGCGCGACTACCTGCTGGCTCGGCGGGGAGTCAAGGTGCCAGCACGACCGTTCCTCCTTCCGACGCGGCAGGAGATGACCGCTGTTGGAAAGAGCATCTATCTCGGACTACGATCCATCCTCAAGAGGACTTGACCCATGCCTATTGCCCTGTACGTCCCCGGACCCACCATCATCTCCGTCGATACGGCCAACAGCGGCACGTACACGGAACTTGGTCGGTCGGACAACGACAACCTGCCGTCCATCTCGTTTACCGACCATCGCCACGAAGTCAAGACGGTTTCCAGCGGCGCGGTGCCGGAGGAAATCGTCATGCAGAACACCGAAGCCATCGTGACTTGCGCGCTGGTGAAGTGGGACGCGGACCTCCTGACCAACCTGCTAGCGGACAACCGTGGCAATGCCTTCACCCCGGTTGTGGGGCGGCAGTTGGTGAGCAGCAACGGCTTCTTCGGTCTGCGTATTCGGTCGGTGGCAAACGGCAATCTCGCCTACACCTTCACGCACGCCTTCCTGCGTTCGGACAGCGTTTCGGATTCGCAATGGGGCAACCGTGAGCGCGTGCTTGCGCTGAACTTCCATTGCATCCCGAACCCCTCCACGAACCTTCTCTACGCCTACGCGACGGTTTCATAATGCCCATCGAACTGACCGAAAACGACGATCCCATGCTGTTCGCCGTGTCGCTTCCCAACGGGCGACTGGTGTTCCAGTTCAACGAAGTGACCGCGACGCTTCAGGCGATGAACGGCGGGCAGAACCCCGGCGTGCCGGAACTTGCCCGCGCCATGCGCGAGGCGAGCCGCACGGCAGACGTAGCGAAGGACGCGACGGACGCGCAGTTGTTCGCCGCGTATGCGCGTGCAGCGCAGAGGGTGGAGCAGGCGGGAAACGGCTGAAGGCGGTAGCCCGGTTCGTAAGCGTCTACGGGCGACCGCCGACAGAGTTCGACAAGGACACGGCGATGGGCCTCATGGCGAACATCCCCGCAGTCGAAGCCGCGCAAGCACTTGTGTTTGCCCGCGCCATTTCGATTGCCTTTGGTGATGGGAAGCAGATGGCTTCGACGGTGTACGCCGCGACGGGCAGCAGTCGGCTGGCGCAGAAGATTGAGATTGATTCCATGAGGCAGGCGCGATGACGAACACGGGCGAAATCCTGTTTGAAGTGCGCGACCGCCTTGCGGAGTGGATGCAGGAGCGCGGGTACGGGTCGAACGTCTACATCGTGGAAGCCCCGATTGATGACATGGTGGGGCAGTACGCGGTGCAGATTGTTCCCGGCCCTGACACGGCGGCGCACCCGAACAGCGGGGTGGGCCTGATTCGGACGAACGTGGACATGGTGGTGTGGTGGCGCGGCATGGCCGACCCGGTGATGCGCGGCACGTACCGCATTGCAGGCGCGGAAGGCATCCAGCAGTTCGCGGATGTCCTGCGCGAATGGCTGGTGCAGCGCACCTTCGGCGGTCGCATGGTGGTGCCGATGACGTTCCGCAATGGCGGCACGGTGCAGGCGGTGCCGGAACTGGAGGGGTGGCTGACGCTGAAGGACACCTACGAGTTCGGCTATGAGATGGATTGGGAGGTGAAATAGCCGTGGAGGATCTAGGAACAATCAGCATCAACATCCGCGAACTTGGCGGCGGGGGCGGGGGTGGAGCGGGTAGCGGCAACGTCGGCGGTGGTCCGGGCGGCGGTGGTGGCGGCTTTCAGACGAGCATGGGCAATCGTCTGCTCGGCCCGCTGACGGCCATGCAAGACCGCATTTCTTCGGCGGTCGGGGTTTTGGCAGGATCGGTGAGCAATTCGTACCAAGCCTTTAGCGATGTCAAGCGCACGGTGGCTTCGGGCATGGTGGCAATGCAGGTAGACCGCGCACGCGCTGCGGGCTTTGCGAGCAACCTTCGGTCTGAACTGGTGGGGTTCTTTCGTGCGCCGACGATGGGTGGCTACTCGCAACTCATGCGCGAAGGCACGGCGACTAGCACCGTTATTAATGCGCTTGGCAAGACGGGCAAGGTGGTGGACAAGGCGTTGTATGGCTTGTCGGTGGTCGGCTCCGTGGCATCGCTGGCACTTGCAGGGTTGCGTGCGTCGGCAGACTTCACGGCCAAGCGCGTGGAAGCGGTCGGCACTTATAGCGGGCGCGTGCAGGCGGAATTGCTGATTCAGCAATTCTCCAAATTGCGGATGGCGATGGACGAAGCCGCCGTGAACGGAAAGATTTACGCGCAGGCGGTTCGGATGCAGACGTACGAACTTGTCGTGGGCGCGCTGTTTGACCGTGAATTGGGGCGCATTACCGCATCTCTGTCGCAGGCATTTTCGGCCCTGAAAGTGGTGTTGTATTCCGTTGGGGCTGCGCTGTTGATGATCTTCAACCTGCCTACTCGGATGTCGGAATGGCTGGAATCCCCGGTGCGGGCGATGTTTGACGCGGCGTTGCCGGGTTCGGCCCTGTACGGGGTGCGCGAGATTCTGAAGTATCTCGGGTTCATTGAGGACAACACGCGCAAGACGAATGCGATAGACCCGAACGATGTCAACGCATGGTTCCAAGCGGACATCCGCGCCATGACCGGAAAGGTGTATTGAAATGCCAAGCACGCTCACGATGCAGTTGTCTACCGGGGCCAGCGCGACGTTCAACAACGTGCAGGTGGATGCCTACAACTGCGACCCGATCTATGCGGAAGGAACGCAGATCGTGACAGAGCAGAAGCGCATGGTGCGCGGAACGGCCATCGTCAACACGGGCACGACGAACTACAGCACGTTCCTCAACACGTTGCGCGACTCGGCGGGCAGGCTGAACACGGCTTCGCTCACAGTCAATGGGCAAAGCCTGTTCGCGGCATCGACCGACGCACGTGGCTGGCCGACCGCAAAGGTGGAAACCACGGAAATCGTCGGCACGCAGACGGCGTTGATGCGGTTTGAGATTGAGAACCACGTGACGTTCAACGGCGATCAAACCGTGACGGCGCACCGTTGGACGCAGCGGATGTCAATGGACGCAGCCGGGAAGCCGACGCGCACCGTAAACGGCACGCTGCACATCACGCGCAGCACTTCGGGAAGTTCTACGACTGCACCGACTGGACCCTCCTCATTCACAGGCCGGGTGGCTTATGCCGACCTGTTCCGGAATGCAATCATCCCGCCCGTTCCCGGTCCGGGCTGGCGGCGTGAGGGGCAGGAGTTCGCGCTGGACGAGTTGGGAACGATGCTCACCTACTCGTTCACGGACAAGTGGCATACCCACGACCTACCGGACGGGGTGAAGGTGGGCAACATGAACTGCGTCTACGAACGGTCGATGCAGAACGCGACTCTTGCCACGCTGCAATTTTCCTGCGAACTTGAGGGCGAGCAGGGGTTGCAGAACATCACAGGCACGACGGGCAATCGCAAGTTGGTGGAAGCGGCGGTTGAACTTGCCAAGACCCGCGTAGACCTGAACTTCCAGCAGACTTGGATTACGCGACTTCGGGTTGAGGAACGCGAAATCCTGACCGGGTTTTCGATCCGGTTTGAACTTGACGCGATGGTGCAGCCAAAAGGCAGCGATTCGGCAGGCAGCACCAGCATCCTCGGACTTGCCTACATGGTGGGCAATCAGTTCACGATCACGCGAACGGAAAGCCGGGAAGCACCCCCGTATGGTTCGTCCATGTTGGTGTCGGGGGTGGAATCGCAGTACGCGATGCTTCCGTACTTCGTCGGCAACCTGATCGACGGCATGGCAAATACGGGCGGGACCATGCCGCAAGCCGCGTTGTTTACGATCCCGAAGGCCAACACCTATGGGGCAATCAATGTAGCGATCATCAGCAATGCCGATGGCGTGAACTTGATGAACACGGAGTTGGGCGGCGCGTTCAACAACACGCAGTTTCAGCCCGCTTCGGTCAGCGGCTACACGACTGCTATCGGTCAAACGCACGGCCACACCAAGACTACGGTAGACCCCGGCATCGTCCGGTTGTCTCCCATGTACGTCGATGCGCCGGACCTGCTGTTCCAAACGCGCAAGCCTACGGCGGTGGTGACCGAATACATCGAAGTGTCGCGGATGAACCAAGCCCCGCCACGGTATCAGCGACCGCTTCCTACGCAGGCGTACCTTGCGAGCGAGGATTGGCGGGTGTCGCACGGCAAGTATGACCCGCAAGGGAACCGCCTGTTTAGTGGCGTGTTTGAGCGGTCCTACGTGACCTACGACGTAGGCGCAGGCAGCACGGTTGGCTTCAGCACGTTTACGGCCCCAAGCGGCGCGAACGTGCGTCGGTGGTCTACCCCAAACAACGGACTTCTTCCCCCTGTGTCACCCGCGACCACGGCGGGAAGCGATGTCCCATCGTCTAGCAGCCTTGCGGTAGCAACGGATGCGCGGCAGCAGTACCAAGTCTCCACGGACACGCTGGTGACATGATCCAAGCGTATTTCACTACGTCCAGCAGCACGGTCATCGCGGCCCGCGTGCCGGATGGTGACTTGCTTGACCTTGCCGCAAGCGTCGGCATGGAACCGGGCGACTTGTTCGGCATCGACATCCCATCCGGCGCAACCCGGCACGCTCGCATCCGGGTGTTGGTGGCGCAGGATCAGTTGACCGCGCTTTACAACAGCGTGTCGGACGGGTCGAACCCCAGCGCGACGTTCACATGGCAGGAGAACGACAACGCAACGGCCATGACGCTGGACGTATGGCTGCTCCCGCCGCGTCCGCTTTACATGGTCGCGGGCGGTGCGGGCGTTGCCGTAGTGGAAGCGGTCGATGCGCGTTGGTGGTGGTCGCAGTCACAGGGAAACCCGCTAAACGCGGTCCCGATTCAGGGCGCGCTACGGAGTGCAGATGGGCGATGGGTGGTGCAGGCTGCGACATCGGCTACACCTTCGGGATTGATGAGCGCGCTGATTACCGCAATTAGTTCAGCGGGGTTGCCGGGAACGATTGCGTTAGGCAGTTATTCCGCCAATTCGCTGCTCATCAATCGGTTGGCTGACTTTGTGCTTACGCCGGAATGTTCCATTGCTATGGCGATTGACACGCTGGCGGCTGGTACGGGGTTCATGGTGCAATGGGATGCAGCGACGAACACCTACACGCTGGTCCCGGTTGGTGGCGATGCGTCCACGCTCAATTCGTGGATGACGAGTAACAAGGTGGCATATGCGGGCGGCGCACAACCCCCGGCGAACACCTTTAGCCCAACCGAACCGCTAGCAACCCTGTGGTACGGCAACGCGGCGCAACAGCGCAACATGATGCCGAACGCCGTCACGACTTCGTTTCCGTATCGGACGGTCGAAGGCAAGACGCGCTACAACAACACGGCGACGGACTCCACCACGCTCATGTTTGCGACGGAGAAGGAGTTTGGGTGGGAAAGCACGATCACGACCGGGCGAGCGCGTGCCGACATCGGCAAGCGGCTGTTGAAGGAACCCCGTCCGCTAGTAGCAAGCAGCACGCCGGGATTGACCCCGCTGACCCCGGCTACGGCCATCCTCGGCACGACTGCGCCATCGTGGAACTACACGGGGTATGTCACGCAGGTAGTCACCTTGTTGCAGACACGGGCTTCGGTGATGACCGGGCGGATCGGGTGGGGCGGTTGGGCGGCGGTCCCGACCGGATCTTTCCGATGCACGATGCTGCGGTATTGCCTGTCCGTCCGGGCGGGCGAACTGGTCCCGGTGACGATCACGGAATGCGAGCAGGACGATTGGCTGCTCGGCCCGGACGGGATGATGGAGTCGGACCCCGCCAGCCTTACGTTGTCGAAGGGCACCACGCACCTGCGGCGACTATGGAATGGCGCGGTGATGGCGGATACGGCCCCGCCGAATACGCGGGTGTTCCTTGCGCGGATCACTTCCAGCACATCCGTATGCGGAGGGTGGAAGTGGACGTATGGCTTTGAAGAAGTTGAGCCGCCCACATACCCCGGAACTACTTGCCCCTATGGGGTAAGCATTGCGCCGTTTGATCGAACTGGAACGGCTCGCAACATGGTTGAGGACACAAACAACCCGGCGACGGGATTCATCGCGCCGGGGGTGTCACAGGCGGCATATCCGAACGCGACAATTCAACCCCTTCCAATCGCAACGAATACGCTGGTGATGATGGTGGAGCAGTTCCCGCCAATCTCGGATAATGGTACGGCTACGGTGCCGATCCCGCAGTATTGGTTCACGATGCCGAATGCGGTGTTGGTCGAATGCACACCCGGAGAATGACATGGACAAGTGGCAACTGGTGTTCCTGAAGGGCGCAACCTACGAGCAACGCATCACGCTTACGGGCGTGTCCGACATTGCTTCGGCAACGGAATGGCGCGTTCGGGTGGCGCAACCGAATACGACGGCATTCCTTACTGCCACGATTGCGAACGGCATGATCGTTGACGCGACTCCACCAACAACGGGAGTCAAGATCCTGCGCGTTCCGGCGGCAACCACAACGACGTTCCCGATTGGGAATGCGCGGTTCGACTTTGAGGTGGATTGGACGGGCGGCGTGGTGCGGCGGTACTACGAGAACGGCGAAGCGCAGGTGAACCCAAAGGTGGGAACGTGAGCGCAGAAATTACCGTGGTCAACAGCGGCGTAGCCGTGACCGTTTCGGCCACGGGCGTTTCGCTTGCCGTCACCAGCCCATCGGTGGAGTTGAACGTGGGGTCGGTATCGACCATTATTGCCGGGACGGGCTTGACTGGTGGCACGATCACGACTTCCGGCACGGTGGCAGCGGACTTTGCCCCGGATGGTGCTGGCACGGCCAATCAGATTCCGCGAGCGACCGACAGCAGATTGTCCAATGCTCGCACCCCGACTGCACACGCTGCAACGCACGCAATACTTGGCAGCGATCCGTTGACACTCGGTATTGCACAAATTAGCGACTTGGTAACAACGCTTTCGGGCAAGGTTGATACCACGCGCATTATCAACACTTCGCTTCCGTTGTTTGGCGGCGGCGATCTGACTGGGGATCTGACGCTAGGCGTGTTGTTTGGAACATCCGCTAGTAGCGCGTGCGCTGGCAACGATGCACGGCTCTCCAATGCGCGTACCCCGACCGCGCACGGCAGCACGCATGGCAGCGCAGGCAGCGATCCGATTCCGGCGGGCGCGCTAGCGCAGTCGCAAGTTGCAAACCTGACTACAGACCTTGCGGCGCGTGTTCCGATCACGCGGACCATTACGGCAGGAACCGGGCTTTCGGGCGGCGGCGACCTGTCGGCCAACAGGACGCTTTCGGTGGTGTATGGCACAAGCGGCGTAGATGCGTGCGTCGGCAACGATGCGCGATTGTCCAACGCACGCACCCCTACGGCGCACGCCAGCACGCACGGCGTGGCAGGCAGCGACCCCGTAACGGTTGCCATCTCGCAGGTGTCGAATCTTTCGACAACCCTATCAGGGAAGGTGGACACGACGCGGCAGGTGATTGCCGGGACGGGTTTGACTGGCGGCGGCGACCTGTCGGCGGATCGAACCCTGAACGTGGTGTATGGCACAGCAGCGGGGCAGGCGTGCGTAGGCAACGATCCCCGCCTGTCAGATGCTCGCACCCCGACCGGGGCGGCGGGTGGCGACCTGACGGGAACGTATCCCAACCCCACGGTGGCAGCGAATGCCGTCACGTACGCGAAGATGCAGGCGGTGAGTGTGGGTTCGCGGCTGCTTGGTAGCAGCAGCGCGGGCGGTGGGAACGTGCAGGAAATCGTGCTGGGGTCCGGGTTGTCAATGAGCGGCACCACGTTGTCCGCGTCGAACGTGACCACGGTAGGGGTTTACAGCACGCCGGGGACGTATACGGTGGCGCGTCCCATCGGCGCGATGACGGCATTTCTGTGTGTCGGTGGGGGTGGCGGCGGCGGTAGCGGGCACGCACACTCCAGCGGCACACGCGGTGGTGGTGGCGGTGGCGCGGGTGGCGGCGTAAGCATCATTGAGTATCGCACCAGCGACCTTCCGGCTTCGTTCACGGTCACGGTTGGGTCCGGTGGCGCAGGAGGCGCGGGTGTTACAGCCAACGCCAACGGCAACCCCGGCACAGCAGGTACGGCATCGTCTGTGGTCAACAGCGGCACGAATTACGCATGGGCAGCGGGTGGGGCGGGAGGAGGTGGCGGAACGAATAGCGCAGGCGCAGGGGGGGCGGCAGGAACGGCTGGGGACAGCCTGTTCCCCGGCGGGGCTGGCGGGTCCGGAGGAACGAACGCAAATGCCCCGGCGGTATCAAACGCCACGGGCGCACCCGGCGGCGGCGGTGGTGGCGGTCTAAACGGAAGCAACCCACACAATGGCGCAGCGGGTGGTTTGCGGTGCAGCATCGGCACGGCAGGCACGGCGGGAGGTGGCAACGGCACGACCACGGGCGCGGTGTGGGGTTCAGGCGGCGGCGGTTCGCACGGCATCGTTGGAACGTCGGTCAACGGCGGCAATGGAGCGACAGGGGCGGGCGGTGGCGGGAGCGGCGGGGCATCCGTTGCGACGGGGGCAGGCGGCGCAGGCGGAAATGGGATTGTGTTCGTCATTGGATATTCGTAGGATTACGTCATGTCGGAACAGACGCAGACGCGCATCATCCTTGAGCGGCTTCAACTTGCGGCTACAACCATCCTGCTGTTTGGCTCGCTGATTTACGTCGGCAAGCGCAGCGAGCAGGACGAGACACAAGGCAGGCTTTTGACGAGCATTGCCGCCGACATTAGCGTGATGAAGGAACGCAACGCCGACGCAAACGCGCAGATTCGCGTGATTGGCGAGCGCGTTTCGCAGGTGGAGAAGCGGCTAGAGCGCATGGAGCAGCCCCGGTGAGGCTTGCGGCGGTGCTATGCGCCGCCGTGCTTGCCGGGTGCAGCCCGGTGCAGCGCATTGCCGCAAACGCAGCAGGCATCCGCGACGAGGCGCAAGCGTTAGAGGCGCACGGCATGGAGGTAGGCGACCCGGTAGTGGTTGCCAGCGCGGGCCGGATTCAGGTGCTTGCCGGGGGCATTCAGGGCGATTTGGGGGGGATTCAGGACCGCACACCCTCATGGGTAACGGCCATCATGTACGGCGGGGCAGCAATCATTGCGGTTGCCATTGTGGTGGTGCTATGGCAGACGCAACTTGGGACGTTGATCCGGGTCGCCATCGGATGGCTTCCTACGCGCCGGAAGGTGTCGCAGGCTGAACTGGCGGTGGATATGCTCGACCCAAACCGACCCGAAGGGGATCGGGAATTTGTAGCGGCACTTCGGCAAGATCCGGAGTTCGATTCCGCCTATCGCAAGGCTCAAACAAGGAGGAAGAATGATTCTCGCTGACGCTCTCGGAACGCTTTGGTGGTCGGCCCTGTGCGTGGTTGTTGGCTTTGGGCTTGGCTGGTTCGTCAAGGGCAAGTACGGCAAGCGTTTCACCCTGTGAGCGGGATCACGGCGTATTCGTGCTGCTGCGAAACCGGGGTGACGTACTACGCCGAAAAGTGCGAGGCGTATACGGATGACTATTGCTGTGACCTTGTGTGTTGCAGCGGCCCGGAACGCATTGAGTTCTGCGAGTCGTACTTGACGTTCATCGGAATCTCGCTTCCGCTGGACCCGAACAAGTGCTACTTCGTGGCTTATCTCAACTGCGTGTACGAAATCAAGGGCACGCTGGCGTTCCCATGCCCGCCGGGGTCCGGGTTGTTCCCGCTCAACGTCGGCACGCTGCTTGAAATCCGCGACAAGGGGGAAAATCCGTGCTGCATCCCAAAAGAGCAGGAGCAGGTGCCGCCGGGTGGCATTGCCGACCTTGAGGTGGAGGGGAACCCGGTCATCACGGAACCCACAAACCCATGCGAGGATGTCATTGCGGAGTGCTATCTGTTCTGCGACCAGTTCGGCACGAACGCGGTGGGATGTGATGGCCCAGCGGTGACTAGCACGCTTACGGCGTGCTACATCAAGTGGGGGCTGGACTGGAACGGTGGGTTGGATGACCGGGATTGCGTGTGCTGTGACCGGGACTTCCCGTTGGAAACCTACGCGCCAGTCACGAAAGCGGCGAACCAGCGCGTGGGAATCTGCATTCCGGATATGTCGCAGGTGGTGCAGACATTGATACCGGGCATTCAGTCCGGAGTGTATTTCCAATCGCAGGTCGTTTACGGCGAGTGCCCCGACTGCCCTGCGGCTTTGGGGTATTGCTGCATTGAAGGGGACATCTGCGAACTGGACCCCACGCTGTGCGACAACTACGAAAACCCGCTGTTGTCCTACGACCTGTTCACGTACTACTCGTTGGTCACGGGCGGGGTGAGCGGATGCGTGGATGACGTTCGGGATGCGCTGGTCATCCGCTTCCCGTTCTGCATGGCGCAGGCGGCTTCGCTTGACCCGTTCTCTAGCGATCCTATAGAGCAGGAGGCGGTGCGCCAGTTCTACTTGGCGTTGGTCAACGTCACGAACTGGAACGATCCGATCCCCTGCACGGTCAACACCGGATGGGGCGTGCTTCCCGCAACGTGCGTCGATGTGTGCGACTATCGCGCCATCGTATTCAGCGGCAACCCCGGCCACGTTGCGCAGCGCATCAACGACAGGCTGGCCCCATTCATCACGGCGCAGGGACAGGGCTTCGGGGCAGAGTGCTTTTGGTTCGCCAACAGGCAGTCCTGCAACGACTGCGGCGGCGGTCCGAACCAGCGTCCACCGTTCTCCGCAGGCGACAGGCTAGAGGTAGATCGTGCCGTGATTGACGTTGCGAGCCAGCAGGTGTTCGTGTGGCTGGTTGGCAGAAGCGTGCGCTACCGGGCGTGCGTCTGCCAAGACTTCACGCCGCGCCAAGTCATCAAGAACGTGGTGAACGTCGCTATCAGCGCGGAGTGCCTGTCGCCAGCGGAATACTCCTGCAACGCTCGCTACTCCATGCTCCCTGTATCGCAGGAAGGCACGGTGGGGTTGTATTGCCGGGGCGATGGGTTGCCGGAAGAGGAATACCCGGAGTGCGAGGAGATTCCGTGGTCGCCGGGAGCCGTGTGGCCGCTTGAGGACATCGAGGTATTCGACCCAATCAGCGGAACGTGGGTTGTGCTGGTGTACGGGTATGAGAGCATTTGCAACCTGTGTTCGCCGTCAACGCAATGCCGCGTTTACCCGCTGAAGTTCCCGACGTTCTCCTGTGAGGAATGCAACAGCATTCCGCCGAATGAATGCCCGGAACTGTGCCAAGAGGTTTACTACGACCCCAAGACGTTCTGCGAAACTAGCGCGACACCGATCCAACTGCTATGACCACGCTCAAACTCCGTTTCGGGTCGCGCGAGTACGAAGTGCCTGACTGCAAGTCATGCCAAGTGCAGAACTACGAGCCGCGTTGTCTGCTCGGGTTAGACATCAAGGCGTGTGCAACCTGCGACAAGCGCGAGTCGCGCAACGGGGACTATCACCATCCGCCGCTGGTCATGGTGTCGATGTCGGTGCCAATCCCACAACGGGCTGCGCCGAAGCCAGCGGAACCCGCCGTCCCCGCGTCGGAGCCGATGCGCGGGCTGGGCGATGCGGTAGCCAAAGTCACCAAGACGCTTGGCATCAAGGAATGCGGCGGCTGCAAGAAGCGGCGCGAAGCCTTGAACAAACTGGTGCCATTCAAGACTCCACCGGAGGGATGACCTGTGCCGCCTACGCTCCCATTCGCCGTCACGCAGAACGCCCGCAACATTCACACGGTCGAGATGCGGACGGACACGCGCACGGCGCATTGGGACTTCCTGCTGACAAGCGACAGGCACCACGACCATCCGAAGTGCGACCGCGACCTAGAGCGCAAGCACTTGGACGAGGTAGTGAAGCGCAAAGCGGGTGTGCTGGATTTTGGGGATATGGGATGTCTCATGCAGGGGAAATACGACCCACGGCGTTCTCGGCAGGGGGTGCATGAGGAAGATCAAGACGCGCCGGACTACTTGGACTCCGTGGTGAAGCACGCAAGCGAGTTCTACGCGCCGTATGCGCGGCACTTCGTGGTCATCGGCAGGGGCAACCACGAAGAATCGGTCCTTCGCAACTGCGACACGGACTACACCGACCGGGTTTGCGAGCGCATGAGCGCGTTGAGCGGGCATCGCGTGTTCAGCGGCGGCTACGGAGGATGGGTGCGCTTCATGGCGAAGGTTCACAACGAGCGGTACACGCTCAACCTGAAGTATCACCACGGTTCGGGCGGCGCGCCGTTGATGTCGCACGGCACCCTAAACGTGCGCCGGAATGCCGCCGTCGTCCCTGACGCGGATGTGATGTGCAGCGGGCATATCCATAAGCGGTGGGTGCTACCGATGCGGCGGGAACGCATCGTGAGCGACCGCGCAGGCGTGCGGATTGAGCAGGACTATCAATGGCATATCTGCACGGGTTCGTACAAGGACTCCTACGGCGACAACTACCGGGGATGGGAAACGGAGAAGGGGATGCCGCCCGCCGAATCGGGTGGCGGCGTTTGGATGCGGCTGCACTTGGAGAAGCACAGCAAGGAAGGGCGAACGCGCTACGCGCTGGTGCCGCAATTCACGATGGCCTGACCCATGCCGCATCGCAAGCCCATGCGCGTTCGGCTCGGCAAGCGGTGGTTCACGATCCGCGAGAGCGGCAACCTGAATGACTTTGGGCAATGCGAAATCACGCAGCGCAAGGACGGCACGGTGGAGCGCATCATCCGGGTAGCAACATGGCAGAACGAACCCGACGAACTTGATACGTGGGTCCACGAAGCCATGCACGCGATATGGCCTGACAAGTCGGAATCGGAGGTTGCAGCGTCCAGCGCGGAGTTGGCGCGCCTGTTGTGGCGCATCGGCTACAGGCGCACAAAAGAAACGAACGATTCCTAGCCGGGTTGGTAAGGAAACGATCCTGCTACAGATTGGAACTTCTGTAGCACCTTCGTACCATTGAGGTGCGGTGATGTGGGTCAAGCGTCATGGCTAGCGCACGCGATTCCCACACGGGCTGGGGCAGAAGGCCGCAAGGTACGCCCCCCAGCAGCGCACCCGTTGGGGTAAGGGAACCTGCCGCCGGGACAGGCGGGCATCCGAAGGATGCCCGTGCTGTCCGCAAGTTCAACAAAGTGGAAGGTAAACTTCCACTTACGGGGGTGTAGAAACGTGTACGGGCAGGCGCGGGGGTGGCAATTTGCACACGGCTTGCGCTGGCGGTCGGGACCGGGTATGCTGCTCGCATCCTGCCGTTCGGCGGGATGAGCAGCGTGGCAGTTGCTCGACATTACGGCTAACCGGGCGCGGGGCGTGGGTTGCTTCGCCACGCTGCTCCCCGCCCCCGCCCCGGTGCTTTGGAGCGACACGCATGGCACAGCCCCAATGGTTTCCGATGTACCCCACCGACTTCCTGACCAGCACGGCGATGATGTCGCCCGTGCAGGGCTGGGCGTACACGCAGTTGCTTCTGTACGCATGGACGAATGCAGCGGTGCCGGATGACCGGGAAACGTGTTCGCGCATGACCCGTTGCGACCTGTCGGACGGGGATTGGGCGGTCATCCGCGCACGGTTCACACCCACCCCGGCGGGACTCGTCCATCGACGGCTGGAGAAGGAGCGCGCCGACGCTTTGAGGCGGTCGGAACAGGCCGCAGATTCGGGCCGCAGAGGTGCCGCTGCGCGATGGGGTCGCCATAGCGACCCTATTGGCGACCCCATTGGCAACCCTAATGGCAACCCCAATGGCAAAACGATGGCTGCTACATCTACAACTACATACACCCCCCACCCTTCGGGTGGGGGTGCAGGGGGAGGGGAGGGGGTTGTATCTGCAAAGCAAGGGACCAAACAGCCCGCCGTTTCGTCCGTAGCGGCCCGCCGTTCGCCTGTGGCGCGTCCGAACGCTTCGGACGGGTCCACGCCGCACCCGACCCCTTCGGACGCAACTGGGGGCATTTCCGGCGATGTCGCATTACGCGACCCAACCCCCGCAGAGATGGACCGGATAACACGCTGGCCGGGGAGCAGGACCGTACCCCCCGTCGCGTTGGAGGGGAAGCGCAGGGTGCTGGTCCGGATGCTGCGCGAGAAGAAGGTATCGGCGGAATACCTTGCCCCGGCGTGGGAGGCGGCACTACGCGAATGGGGGGAGCGCGGGACCGATCCCTACGACTTTGTAGCCAACACCCTGTTGGGGGAATGGGAGGGGGTGCGCTTCCCTGACGCGGTGATGAAGCATCGGCTGGGGATGGGGGCCGCATGAGCCGCCCCGTGTACGAGCGACTGACCGACCAAATCCGACAGGGTGAAATCATCACCCGGTTGGAACACGCGGTCGGGATGCGTGCCAGCGCGACTCCGCGCCTGTGTGGGTGGGACTACGAGATGCTGCGGAACGATGGCACGCTGTCGGCGTTGGTGGAGGTGAAGTACCGCCGGAACACGATGCAGCACTACCCCACGTACATCATCTCGCAGGCGAAGATCGTGAACATGGCGCAAGCCGCACGGGAGCGCAACTGCATGGCGGGCTTACTGGTCGGATGGACTGACTGCATCGGCTGGCTGCGCGTGGACAATCGCAAGCGCAACGCATGGCCCGTGGTGCGCGGTGGCCGCAGCGACCGCAACGACCCCGCCGACATCGAATCCGTGTACGAGATTCCCACGGAATATTTCCGGATCATCTATTGACCCCGGCGCAGCGGGGCGTTAGGTTACGCGCATGGCAAACACCGATATCACCCAACAACTGCGGAACCACGCCATGTATGTGCGCGATGGCTGGTCGGACATCACGCAAGCAGGCGAGTGGCACGCGAAGGACATGAATCTGTGCTTCATGCTTGAAAGCGCGGCGAGCATCATTGACCAGTTGCGCGAGCAGCAGCGCGAAATGCGCGACCGCAACGTTCGCTTGATGTCGAAGATTCAGGAGATGGAGGTGAGGGAGCAATGACCGAAGTAGCCGAATGGGACTTGACCGACGCGACCGACGAGGACATCGCGTTCATTGAGGAGGAACACGCCAACGCCATCAAGGGGATGATGGTTGCCAGCATCCGCACCAACGCGGCCTATTCCCGCATTGACGATGAAGGAACCGTCACGCAGAAGTGGGTGCTGGACGCTCGCATCGTGATGCGCGACGAGGCCGAGCAATACCGCACGGTGACGTTCCATGCGAACGTCCCTTACCGCCGCATGACCATCGACGAAGCACGCGACAAGTGGACCGGGATCGTCGCGCACTACTTCGTGCAAGACTGGCTTCCTGTGTATCTCGCAGGAGGCTTCGACGATGAAATCGAATGAACTAGGCAGGCTGGTTGTCACCCTTGACAGCCGGGATGAGGCGATGACCCTCATGGCGCACACCGACAACGGCCCAATGCCTGTGTGGTTTCAGGTCGCGGAACCGAAGGGGTGCCGCTGCGGGTGCGGGGCACACAAAGTCAAGGTGCGCGTAGTCGCGTCAAAGGCAGTACGCCTTCAGCGTGTCCCGCTCACGGAAGTTCCGGAATGACCACGGCGAAACTAGCCTATGACCATGAAGCGACGGCACCCCGCCTACACGCTGGAACGCGAACGGCGACGGCATCGGGATGCCGTGCGGCTGGTGGAAGCAGCGATGGCATCCGGCGAGTGCGAGATGGAGACAGGGCTAGAGGCCATTAGCGTGCTGTGGCATTGGTACGAAGTCACGGGGATGTCGATAGATCGACCATTGCCCGCATGGTTGCGGGCGCAAAAGGAGACATGATGCAACCGAAGTCACTTATCCAAGAGGCCGAAAAGTTCCTTGCCTACCTGCGTGGGCTGGGCTTTGTCGGCAACCTTACGAAGTCGGGATGGGTCGCGTGCCACGCCAACGGCGTGACGTTCACCGGGAACGCCAAGCGCATCCGGTTCGATTACGTGGTCATCACCGAAGGCGGGACCACGTGCATCTGCGAACGCGGCCCCGTGAGCATGGCATGGCTTGACGGCAAGGCGAAGGGGGCAGGACTGTGACTCCCACGGGATGCCCGGTCGGACTGTGCGACGATCAAAGCGCGTGCCGCTTCTGCGACAACGGGGGACGCAGGTACATGGACGGCGGCGAATTGCAGCGCGTGTGGATGCTCCACGTGAATGCCATGCGCGAGTGCCAACGTGCCGAGGCACGCGCACGGACGCTGGATGACGATTGCACGATGTTGGCTCGTCGAAACGCGAAGTTGGTCATTGAGGTTGACCAACTCCGCGATGAAATATCCGTGCTGCGTCGGGCGGTTGCGCCGCAACATCTGCAAGCGCAGATTGCGATGCTGAACTACGAGAACGCACAACTGCGCCAGCGCAGCCTCAATGCCGCGCTTTACGAGGGTGAGGGATGACGGCTAACGAGTACGTCGTATGGGTCGATGGCGACCCGGCGGCGCAGGGGTCCAAGCGACTGGTGCGCCTGAAGGATGGCCGCAGCGTGATGCTGGAGAACAGCAAGCGCGTGAAGCCGTGGCGTGCGGCGGTAGCCGATGCCGCCCGCGAGCAGCGCGTTCAGCCGTTCCATGGGGATGTCATCATCCATGCGCGTGTGCGGTTCGTGCGACCACAGAAGCACTACCGCAAGGACGGCAGCATCACACCGTCCGCCTTGCCCCGACCCGGATACGCGGACTGCGACAAACTGGCGCGGGCTATCTGCGACGCGCTGGCCGGGATTGCGTATGCCAACGACCGACAGGTGGCCGCGCTTGCCATCGAACGGGAGTGGGCATCGGCGGGTTCCGGCCCCGGCGCGTGCATCCTGATCCGGCCCTGCCCCCCAAAGGGCGGCTGGAACTACATAGCCCCCTAGACCAACCCCGGCGCGGGATCTGACGCAACGACCCGGCGAGTGCTGGGAAGGAGTGCCCGCGACCGGGGATTATCTTACCCCAAAAGAAATCTGCGAAATCCATCAGAAATACCCCTCCACCCCCTTGACCCCCGCCGGAACGGGGGTACAGTACGGGTGTTGAGCAGGTCGCTCGACCCGAACCCGCCGGACGCGGGCGCAGGAGACAACGACAATGGCAACCAAGACGAACATCAACCTGATCGTGAACGGCGCAAAGGTTTACACCCGCAAGACCACGGGCCGACCCTACACCCACGCGCTGGTTGAGCGCAACAGCAAGGGTGCGTGGGTGATTGTGTCCTGCTCCAGCAAGGGAACGCAGCAACTTCAGAACATCATTGATGACGGGCAAAAGACCGTCATCGGCTTGACCTTCCGAATTGCGAACGAGCCGGGAAGCCCCTACGTCGCCACTTGGGAAAAGACGATCTACAACATCCACAACGCGAACTCGCGCATCCTCCCCATCATCGACAACACGGTGACCCTGAACGCCTGACCCACACCGGGGGGCGGGCGCGTTGCCCGCCCCCCTCACCCTACGCCCCCGGACGGGGCAGAAAGAGACACGAACATGGCGCACGAAATTGAAACCAACGACGGACTGGTGCTGGCGAACAAGGGAGCATGGCACGGGCTGGGGACTGTGGTGCAGGGCGCACCGAACCCCTACGCCGCGCTCCGCATCGCCGGGATGGAATGGGAAGTGCTGGAGTCGGACGCGCTCACGGGCACGTTCAACGCGGGCAGCACCGACGAACGCCGGGTGGTGACGGGTGACAGCAAGATGCTGGTGCGCTCCGACGATCACACCGTGCTTGGGGTAGTCGGCAAGGACTACAGCCCCGTGCAGAACAGCGCGCTGGCCGACCTCGCCTACGCCATGCGGAACGCCGACGCGGACAGCGGGGTGGAAGTCGAATCCGCCGGAAGCATCCGGGGCGGCAAGCGGGTGTTCATGCTCCTGCGCGCTCCCAGCGTGGACATGACGGGCATGGGCGACGAAGCCCACCCCTACCTGCTCATCGCCAACGGGCACGACGGCACGCTGGCCCTGCGGGTGCAGCCGACGAGCGTTCGCGTGGTGTGCAGCAACACCTTCCACGCCGCCATCGGGGTGAAGCAGAAGGCGTGGTCGCACCGCCACACCCTGAACATCGGAACGCGGGTCGAAAGCCTTGCCGCCGAAATCAAGTTGTGGTTCAAGATGGTGGAGGACGGGCAGGAAACCGCCCGCGCACTCGCAGCGCGGCAGGTGAACCGCGAAGGCATCCGCAACCTGTGGGCCGACGTTCTCCTGCGGCTTGACGGACCCACGCCGCTCAACCCCAAGAACGGCTGGCAGGAGCGGCGCAAGGAACACGCCGTCGCCTTCCTCGCGCACGCCGCGCAGGTGTTCGACACGGAGGCGCGGCAGTACGGCGCGAACCTGTGGGTGGCCGCGAACGCCGCCACGAACGCCATCCAGCACCTTCGCGCCGGGTGGAGCGTGCGGACGAAGGACGCGCAGGCCCGCGCCTACGCCGCATGGGACGGCACGACGGCGAACGCTACGCAGGAAGCCTTTGACGCTGCGCTCGATTGCCTGTAACCTCACCACGGTCGGGACGGCCACGGACGGCCCCCGACCCTTCATAAGCCCCCGGAAGCGTGCCCCCTGTGCCCATTGGCCGGGGGGCGCGTTATTTCACCCAAAAAGAAATGTGAGAAAATCTGCCAAGTTTCCCCCCCCACCCCTTGACCCCGGCGTGGGGGGGTGTATGCTACGGGTGTCGCGCAGGTCGCGCGGCCCGCAGCCCCCGGACGGGGCCACAGGAGACACGACATGAGCAACAACGACACCAACACCTACAATCCGTTCGCCACCGTCGAAGCGTTCAACGCCTTCCCGACCCCGGACGAACTTCAGCACGGACACTTGGGCCGCTGGGCCGGGGATATGCAGGTGCGCCAAATCAACCGAATGCAGGTTGATTTGGGATGGTGCGATGTGAAGGTGTGGGCGCGCCACGCCAGCGCGGACGCTAGCACCGCCTTTCGCACCGTGAACCTGAATGTGATGGACGTTGGCACCAACGACGCAGAGGTGGCGCGCGCAGCGTTCCGCGCCGACCTGACGCGGCATGGATGCACCGAACCCGAAGTGGCGTACATCGTGGCCCGCAGCAAGGTGGAGGCCACGCCGGAATACACCCGATTTATGTGGGTGGAAGATTTGTCCTGACGCACACGCCGGGGGCGGGCACGTTGCCCGCCCCCTCACCCCACGCCCCCGGACGGGGCCACAGGAGACAGCCATGAGCAACGACCCCTACACCAGCCCCCTCTTCCACTCCGACACCAAGCGCGGTTTCAACTGCCGCATTTACACCGAGGTTGACAACGGCAATGCCGGGAGGCGCGGACGCGGCGGAACGCGCAAGCGTTACGGCATCATCGAGCGCAGCCGCAACCTGTACGACAAGCGCATCCGCGTCACCTTCGTGAAGCGCGGGTCGTGGATCGCGCAGACGCAGGGACCGTGCGGCGACGCGATCATGGAGTGCGCTGGTCGCACCCAGTTGGACGCGCTCATCCGCCTCGCCGCGTGGTGCGCCGACGAGTGGAACCGCGAGCGGATCCGAGAGGAGTGCAGCCGGGAGATGCCCTACGACTGCGCGAGCGACCATTCCGGCGACGTTCCCGCGTGGATGCGCGGCGAGCAGATGGAACTTGACTGACCACGGAAACGGGGCGATGCGACCGCCCCTTTACACCCCCGCGTAACGGGGGTATACTGCACGCGCCGCAGGTCGCGGCGACCGTACCCGGCGGGACCGGGTGGAGACACCGATGAACCGAAGCGACTCAATCGCAAGCCTTGCCACCGCGCTGGCGAAGGCGAACTTGGAGATGTCGAACCCCGCGTTCGACAAGAAGAACTCGCACTTCAACAACGGCTACGCATCGCTCGCCGCCGTGCTGAACGCCATCCGGCAACCGCTTGCGAAGCAGGGGCTATCGCTGATTCAGACAATCAGCACCGAACCCGGCTCCGTGACCATCACCACAAGCCTGATCCACGCATCCGGCGAATGGCTGTCGGCTGACGTATCCGTGGCCGTGCAGAACAACGCCACCGCGCAAGCCGTGGGGTCGGCAACGTCGTACATGAGGCGATACAGCGCGCTGGCAATGTGCGGCATCGCAGGCGACAACGCCGACGATGACGGCGAGGAGGACCGCCGCGACCGCGAGGAGCGCAAGCCGATGCCCGCGCCGACTCGCAGCCAGCGCACGAACCGCGCCACCTTCCAACCGGAGAAGGCGCAAGGCGCAGCCCCAGCACCCGCCGCACCCCCGGCACCCCCGGCCCCGGCAAAGGCCGACCGCTTCCCCGATGACTTCAACGGCGAAGTGACCGTCCGGCGCGTGACCCGCCGAGCCGGACACCCGCACGCGATTCAGGTCGAAAGCGCGGATCACGGCATGGCGTGGGTGTCCACGAAGGTTGACGGCTACGCCGACTGCCTAGAGGAAGCCGTGAACGAGCATCGCATCGTTGAAGTGTGGCGCAACGGCAACGCGCTGGAACTCATCGCCGTGCGGAACTGCGCGCAGCCCGCACCCACCGGGGAGGAGGTGAACGCCAATGACCTTCCCTTCTGAAAACTCTTTGCGTCGCCAGCATGAAAGGAATGCCATGACCGACATCGTGAACCGCTTGCGGACGAACCGCGAGTGCCTTGCCCCGTGCCTAATGGACGAAGCCGCCGATGAAATTGTGCGCCTTGAGCGCGTCGTGCTGAACCTGATTGCCGAGCGCGACGAGGCGAGGCGGGAAATCGCTCATCGCGTATTCGTTTCGGGCGGCTTGCTCCCAGCGGAGTTTGCGGAATCTCGCGGATGGGACTGCTTTGAGCAAGACAACTGACCGTCCATGAAGGACAGATTGGAACCCGATGCCGAACCGCAAAGCCCCGAAGCCTAAAGCCAAGCCCAAGACCCCGCCCCAGCCCCGCGACGTTGGGAAGGAACTGGAGCGGTACGCGCTCATGCTCGCCATCATGCAACTTACGACCGAGCAAATCAGAAAGGCCACCACGTGAACCTGTACGCCATCTCACACGAAATGCAGGCGGTCATCGACGCGATGCTGGAGGGCGGCGCAGACTCCCCCGAAGCAATGGCCGCGCTGGACGAACACCTGAAGGGACTGGACACCGCCCTAGAGGAGAAGGCGGAACGCTATGCCGCCGTCATCCTTGAACTGAAGGCACGCGCCGAAGCACGCGCACGCGAAGCCGACCGAATCCGCAACCTTGCCAGCATCGACAACAAGGTGATGGAGCAACTGGCCGACCGCCTGAAGCAAGCCATGACCGCCACGGGCCGCACCCGGATCGACGGTGCCACCGTGCGCCTGTCCGTGGTCCGCAACGGGGGCAAGAACCCCCTGCGCGTCGATGTCGAAGCCGACCAACTGCCCGCACGCTTCCAGCGCGTCGTGTCCGTCACGACCGCGAACAACGATGCCATCCGCGAGGCGTTGGAGGCAGGCGAAGCCGTCCCCGGTTGCGCGCTGCTGGAGCGTGGAACCCGCCTTGCCATCCGGTAGACTCACCAGCAATTCGTGCGTGGCCCATCCCCACGCAGTCTCCCGCCCGTCGCGTGGACCCCATGAAGGGGAAACCCCGGCGGGCGGTTTATTTGACCCTCAAATAAATCTGCGAAATCTGTCAGAAATACCCCTCTACCCCATTGCACCCCGGCATGGCGGGGGTACAGTACGTGTGTTGAGCAGGTCGCTCAACCCGCAGCCCCCGGATGGGGCCACAGGAGACAGACATGAGCAGCGAGAACACGGGCATGATCGTGAGCCTGAAAACCAAGATTGTGCAGAAGCGTTGGAAGGGCTACACGCGCCGCTTCCGCTCAAGCGTTGAATACGGCACCTTTCACCGCGTTGCAATGACCGTCCGGATGGCTGACGGGCGCATGGTGTGGGGGTACATCAGCAATGCCGTGCGCGACCCCGCCAAACTCGCAGACTGCCCGGTGAAGGTGGGAGACACCATCACCATCACCAGCACCATCGCGCAATCGGATTCGGGCACCATGTGGTTTTCAAATGACCCCGGATGCCGACTGCACTACACGACCGCGAGGGAATGATTTGCACCCCCTGCGCGACGGGGGTATAAAGGAACAACAATGCGCGACCCGTTCAAGGTGCCAGCACCGTTTTACTTGTCATTCAGCGGAGGACGAACATCCGGGTACTTGCTGCGGCGTGTGCTTGATGCCCACGGGGGCACGTTGCCGGATGGCGGTCATGTCCTGTTCGCCAACACAGGAAAGGAACATTCTGCAACGCTTGATTTCGTTGCGGAAGTTGGGAAACAATGGTGCCCGGTGACATGGATCGAATATCGAAGGGAAAAACCGCGATTCGCCACGGTGACCTACGAAACCGCGAATCGAATCGGAGATCCATTCAAAGAACTGATCCTGTCCAAGCAACGGCTTCCATCGCCCCCCATGCGATTTTGCACTTCAGAACTGAAGGTGAAACCAATGGAGGCGTATCTGCAAAGCATCGGTCTGCAAGAGTTCACGGCGATACTTGGAATCCGGGCGGATGAGCCAAGACGAGTGAGCAGGATTCGCGGGCAAGTGGATCGGGATATAGCACTTCCATTAGCCGATGCGGGCATCACCGAAGATGAAGTGCTGGAGTTTTGGGGCCAAAGCGACTTCGATTTGCCGTGGCCGCACGATCAAAAGTATTTCGGGAATTGCGACCTGTGCTTTTTGAAGTCAACAAGCCGACTGCAATACGTCATTGAATCACGCCCGGACTTGGCAGCGTGGTGGATTGAGATGGAGGAATTGATGGGACATCAATTCCGGTTTGACCGTCCATCCATCAAGCAGATGGTGACTCAAATCACCGTGCAGGGCAAGTTGTTTGAATGTGCCGTAGATGATTCCATGCCGTGCGACTGCACGGAATGATGCTGAACAGGCCAATCACGCAGTCCATCGGGTGTATTGGGCTTTCCACCAATCCTGCATAGTTTCGATCTGCTGGTAGGCATCTTTCGCCGCCCGCTTCACTTCAGGGTTGCGTGATTGCGTGAGTTTGTAAAGATCGTTGCGAAGCACAAAATCAAAGTGGTCGAACATGGCACTTGCCATTCCTGCCGCGCCACCCTGCGTTGCGCGATCCGGTTGCTTGGCTTTGGCTTCTGCGATGCGCTTGGACTTCAAGTGCATATCCTGCGCGTTTTTGAGAATGCGCGCAATATCCGGAGGCATCGAAAAACTCTCCGAACAAATCGGGCCAAGACGCTGCGCGATGGACTTGTAAGTGGCAGAGTGCGGCATACACGCAAGGTACATACTTCAAATCGGAATTGGAAGGCAAGAGTTGCACCCCCTGCGCGACGGGGGTATAATGACCGTATGAAACACCCGATTGAATCGCCGCATGATGTGCGGACGGCGATCCTCGCCGCCCTGCACGAACAGGGACGCACCCGGTACGCATTCGCCAAAGACTGCGCTACCGCCAACCTGTGCCAGCACAAGACCGTGGACAGCATCCTGACCAACCCGGAAGCCCTGTCCGCGACCATCCCCACCCTGCCGACCGCCATCACCCTGCTGCAACACGCCGGGTATGAACTGGTCGCCGTGCCACGCAAGGGACCGCGCTGAAAGACGTTGCTACGATGGAGGGCGACATGGCCGACCACGCAAACACAGGGGGGATGGAGGGGGTTTCGGATGGACCGCCCACCCGCAAGGCGGTACGGCGGCACCTGAACGTCATCGAACAGGCGGTCTACGGCGGTTGGGAACTGCCCGACCACGCATCCAAGACCATCCCGCAAACCCTGCAAGGCATCCTTGATGACCCCAACGCATCGGTGCGGGACCGCATCCGGGCATCAGAATGCATGATGGCCCTGCGCCGGGACCGCATGGACGCAGCCGTGCAACTGGACCGCATTCAGCGATTGGACGCAGGCACCGCCACCGACCGCGTGGAGGTGGTGGAAGGCATCACCGATGCCACCCTGAACGCCGTCGCGCAATCGCTTGTCGCACCCGCCAAGCCCGCCCCCAAGCCGTGCCGAAGCCCAAAGCGCAAGCGCAAGCCCTGACCCGCCAGCAGGCGGTCGAAGCCGCCCGCGAGAACCCGGCGGCGTTCGTGGCCCTGTGCATCGGGAAGCCCGTAAGCGCGCTCCAGCGCGAGATGCTGCACCACGCGCTTGTCCACCTTGACTGGTATAGCGAAATCCCACGTGGGCACGCCAAGACCAGCACGTATTCCTTCCTCGTCGCATGGTGGCTAGGGGTCCGACCCGACGCCCGGTTCAAGATCGTTTCACAGAACGATGAAACGGCATCGGCTACCAGTCGGTTTATCCGCGACATCATCCGCAGCCGACCGTACCAAGCCGTGTTCCCGAACGTCACCCTGAAGCCGGGTGAGGACACCGTGACCGCGTGGAGCATCGTTTCTCCGGGGCTAGGGCCGCGCCGTGACCCCTCCGTGCAGGCTTCCGGCGTGTTCGGTCGAACGGGCGGACGCGCCGACGTAATTTGGTTCGATGACCTGTGCGACCTGCGGAACTCCGTGCTGCAACCCGCCCTGCGCGAGCAGGTGAAGGAAGCCGTATCGAACGTGTGGCTCCCGATGCTGGACCCGTCCGGGCCGCACCCCAGCCGGGTATGGCGCAGCGCAACCCCCTTCCATGTCGATGACCTGACCGCCGACTGGCGCAAGGAATGCGAAGGCAACGGCACCCTGCTGCGCCGCCCGTGCATGGGACTGCAAAGCCCGTGGCCGGAAGTATTTACGCCTGACCTACTCGCCAAGCGTCGCAGCGCGATGGGGCCGATGGGCTACGCTCGCGCCTACGAACTGGTCCCCCTGTCCAGCGACCTGCTGGTATTCCGCCCTGAATGGGTGCGGTACTACGACCCGGCAAAGATTCCTGCCGTGACCCGAACCATCGCCGCGATTGACTGGGGCTATGGAAAGAAGGCGCAGGAACGGGATGATCCCGACTACAGCGTGTGCATCGTGGGGGAAGTGGACTTCCAGCGCAACCTGTACCTGACCGACATTCTGCGCGTCCGCGAGGCGTTCCCGGTGTTTGCAAAGCAGGCCGCGTCCCTGCTCTCCCGCCGGGGCGCGTCCGTGGTACTGGCCGAAGCCAACGGGCCGCAGAAAGGCATCTTCGACTCCTTCCGCGACATCACCACGCAGCCCATGCTGGCCGTGGAGCGATCCAGCGACAAGCACCTACGCGCAGCGGGGGCGCAGCCGTTCGTGGAGCAGGGCAAATTGCTGTTCCCGCAATCGGGCGACGGCAGGGTGTTGCCCGCCTTCCAGCCCGTCATGGACGAAATGATGGCGTTCCCGGCAGGCTCCCACGATGACACCGTGGACGTAGTGGTAGACCTGTGCGGGGAAGCCGTGCGCGGCTCGCTGACGGCGACGGAGCGCAACGCAGGCAGAATTGAACGGCCTGACGCAATCGGGCAACTGTTCGGCGCGCGTGCCCCCAAGCGTCCGTTCTTTGCCTAGTGCATTGAACGTCAATAGCAAGCCGCTACCATCTCCGCATGGCCGACATCGACCTGACCCCCACGGAGGAGATGGCATCGAATGCCGCCCGTGGGCTGGAACTGCGCGAGAAGCACGGACGCGGCGGAACCGCCGTGGGCGTTGCCCGCGCACGCGACATCAAGAACCGGAAGAACCTGTCCCCCGACACCGTTCGGCGGATGCACTCGTTCTTCTCGCGTCACGCTGGGAATGAAGCCGGGGGTGAAGATGATGCGGGGTACATCTCGTTCCTGTTGTGGGGCGGGGCCGCAGGACGATCATGGGCAAAGCGCAAGAGCGCACAACTTGACAAGGACGAAAACGCTATGAGCGACACGCGCAAGGAAATCATGGAACGGCTTGGCAGCGCGGGCAAGGTGAAGTCGGGCCGCGCGGAACAGGTAATGCGCGATGGCACCGTACATCTTGATTTCCGCGCCGCGAAGGAATGGCTGGCGGGCGTGACGGATTCTGCCCTGCGGTACATCATCAACGATGCACAGCAGGCGGCGAAGGCGATGCCGGATGGGAACAAGTGGAACTACTACCACGATCTTTCGCTGACAGCGCAAGACGAACTCCAGCGGCGCAAGCGCAAGTCTGCCCGCCCCGGCGTGAAGGCGAAGATGGCGCGGTGGACGCTAGACGCATCCGAAGGATGGGGCGACCTGTCCAAGCAATGGACGGCAACCATCAACGGAACGCAATGGGCTATCGTTGTTGAGGGCGCGACTGGCAATGGTTCGCTCATGCGAGTTCAACCGGGGCGCGCTCCGCAAACCATCAAGCGTGGTTCCGTCGAACAATTGAAGCGATACGCGGAAACGCTCAAGTCCTCCCGCCCCGGCGCGAAGGCGAAGATGGCGATGATTCCGATTGGAACGATGCGCCGCCTGAAGAAGAACTACGACGAATACTTGGCGTATCTGCATCGCAATGATCCGAAGCGCAAGCCCATGTCCTTTGATGAGTTTGTGGATGAACACAAGGAGTCTGTGAAAAACAGCCCGATGTTTGACTCCAATCAGTTCTCCCGCCCCGGCGCGAAGGCGAAGTTTGGCTTGGAAGTTGGCGAAGCCTTTGAGTTTGAGGGCAAGGTGTATGTGGTAAACAGCAACGCCGACAAAATCTCATTCCTGCTTTCCTCGCTTCGGTCCAACAGCGAAAAGGCGATGATGCTTGCCGCTTATATGCACAAGGGATGGATTTCCTACGAAGGCAAGCGCAAGTCCTCCCGCCCCGGCGTGAAGGCGAAGATGGGGAAGTGGGAATCGACGCTGACCAAGAAGCACGGCAAGACGATTGAGGAATACACGGCTCGTCTGAAGGGCGGGATGTTCAAGATCGAAGTGGGCGAGGGTTCAGGTGGGCCATACGCCATTCTGTATCGGTGGGATGACCTGCGCGGCTTGGAGCGAATTGCATCCGGAAACTTGCAGTCGCTTATGCGGCAGGCCGAAAGCATGGGAGCAAAGGAAGCGCGTGGCGTGGCGGCTGTTGAGCGGCTTGCGAACTACGCCCGCCCCGGCGCGAAGGCGAAGATGGCTAGGATTGCAGGAAACTCGTTGGTTCTTGATTCCGGTGATGTGTTCAAGATTACAGAATGGGATGATCTATCGAATGCGGCTCCCGCAATACGGGATGTGATTTCCAAAGCGGGAGTGGTGACAGATAAAAAGGGCAGGATGTGGTACTTGCGAATTAGAAAAAACGGGACATTCGTTCTGCAAGTTCCAACAGCGGGAGGACAAACAATTCAGGGCAGAATGGAATCCTCCCGCCCCGGCGCGAAGGCGAAGTTTGCGGAGGATGCCCGCGAAGTCGCACAGGAAATCCTGCGGCAACTCGGCGGCGGTCGCTTCATGGCGATGGTCGGCGGCAAGAACGCATTTCACGGCACGTTCGGCGGCAAGGCTGGACTGCAATTCGACATCGGCAAGGGTGCGGACGGTGGTGTAAATCGCGTCATCGTGAAGTTGGACCGTGGCACCGACACCTACGACATGGAGTTTTGGCGCATCGGCAATCGCGGCATGAACGTCAAGAAGGTGTCGGAGGCTTCGGGCGTGTATGCCGATGACCTCCAGCGCATCTTTACGAGCCGCACGAAGTTCTATACGTCGCTCTCCCGCCCCGGCGCGAAGGCTCACAACGCCATCCGCGAAGGCGAGAAGGTGAGCGCGTCCGACGATGCCGTGTCGCGTAAGATCCGCAAGTTGATGGACGAAGGCAAGCCGCAGAAGCAGGCTGTTGCCATCGCGCTTGACCTTGAACGTAGGGGCGAACTGTGAGCAAGAAGCGCGGTCAAAACCCCAACCCGTTGATGAACGGGCTGACACCGGACGAGCGGCCCCGCAAGCCACTCCCGGCCCCGGTTGACCGCGCACCGTCTGCACCCCTTGCTACCCCGGTCGAAGTCCAGCGTTCGTTCTTCACGACCGCCGACAAACTGCTCCGCAACAGCAGTTTGGCGTATCGCCTGAACCCGCAGTATCAGATGATGATGCGGGCGGATGCGGACATCGAAGGTGTCCTGCGGTCCCTGCAAGTCACGCTGGCTTCCCTTGAATGGGCAGTCATGGCCGACGATGACGAGAACCCCCGGCTGGTCGCGCTGGCCGAACGCATCGGGAAGATTTACGACGCGATCCCCCGCCGTTCCGATTTCGTGCGAGCCATGCACGAAGCCGTGTGGTACGGCAACAGCGCAGCCAACGTGGTGTACGGGCGACACGCGACCAACGGCGTGTGCGTGAAGGAGTGGTATCCGTTCCACCCCGACACCCTCGCCTACGACCAGCGCGGCAATCTTGCCATGCGTGTCGGCTCGGACTACGGAGCGCACGGCCCGAACGAGCAGAACATCGGCTTCGATAGCCGGGTGCATATCTTCACGGAGGAGGAGCGGAAGTCGGTCATCCTCCACCGGGTGTTCGTGGCCGCGCCTGACTTCAACGACCCCAACAGCACCGAAAGCATCTACCGGGGCGTAGGTGCGCGGGATGTCTGTTGGTTTATGTGGCTGGCGAAGCAGGAGATTCTTCAGGACGCGATCACCTACGCGGAGCGGTACGCGATGGGCATTCGGGTGGGGTACTACCCGCTTGGTCAAGACGCTGGCCGCGCCATGATGGAGAACGTTCTAGCCAACCTGACCAACGACAACTCCGTGCTGCTCCCGCAGTCCGGTACGGAGAAGGTGTACGACATCGACATCAAGGAGCCGAACGCGGGCCGCGCCACGGTGTTCCTTGACCTTGTGAACTGGTTTAGCAGCAAGATCAAGGAAGCGATCCTCGGGCAGTCGCTTTCGAGCGAGGCAGGCAGCACCGGGCTGGGTTCAGGGGTGGCAAGTCTGCACGCCGATACCCTGTCCCGCATCATCCGCTACCACGCGGACGCGCTGGCCGACAGCCTCACGAACGACTTTGTGCGTGTGGTGGCCCGGATGCTTGGGGCGACGGAGGAGGAATCCACCGCCCTGCGCTTCCAGTTTGCCCCGGAGCGACCCGACCCGAAGGATCGGTTGGAAGCCATTGAGAAGTTCGTAACGATGGGTGGCCGGGTGTCCGAACGCGAGGTGCGCGACCTGCTCGGGCTGTCGCAGCCACAGGAGGACGAACCCATCCTCGGCTCCTCGCAGGCAGGCAGCAACCCGCTGGAAGCCATCCTTGGGAAGAACGGCACCGCCGCGCCGGAAGGCACGGAACCCGCCCCGGATGCCCCTGTGACGTTCACGATGAAGCGGTGGGTGTAACCCGTGGCGAAGCGCGCCGCGCCTATCGCGGACCTGCTCCGCGCCGTCTATGCGGACGGGGCGCAGGCGTACCGCCGTGCCATCGCAGCGCAGGTGGAGGACCGCGACCCGACCGCCGAATGGGACGCATGGGAAGCCGATACAGCCGCCCTGCTGCTTGCGTCGTGGGCGTTGGGCGCGCAATACAGTCTGCACGCCGCCGGGGTGAGCATCCCCAAGCCGACCGCCCCCGCCCGGTTCGACCGTGACATCCCCGACATCGGCGTGCGCTTCAAGGCAGGCCCAGCGCGGGAAGTCATCCGCAGATTTGCCGACCTGCTCCCGATCACCCGTGCGAAGTGGGATGCGCTGATCGACAACGCCTTCCAAGCCGCCGGGGAGTTGCGGAAGGACGAAGCCAATACCGCCCTGACCAAGATGCTGGACCGCAGCCCCGACTTGGCGCGGTTGGTGCTTCCGGCGATGCTGGGCACCAAGCCCCCGCCCGTGCCGGGGCAGCAGGCCGCAACCCTGCCCGAAGGCGTGCAGGTGCGCCGGACCCCCGGCGTGCAGGCGATTGCCCGTGGCGCGTTCTTCGTCACGGGCATGACGGCGAAGCAGGCTACGGAAGTCAAGTCCCTGCTGGCAAAGGTGATACGTGGCGATGTCACCCGGTCGGTGGCCGGGAAGCGGCTAGAACGGCTAGGCGTAGGAGACTTCGTGGAGCAGGCTACGCTCACCACGGGGACCGACCTGACGGCGGCACGGCTGGAAACGGTCTACCGGACCAATCTGAACCGGGCATCCTCGCAGGGGCAGTTAGACATCGTGCGGGACGAGAAGGTGCAGGCGTTCGTCCCGGTCATGCAGTTCAGCGCGACGAAGGACAACCGGACCCGCGACACGCACCGGGCGATGGACGGCTACGTGGCGACCGTTGAGCAAATTGACGCGCAGGGGATCAACACCCCCGGCGGCTTCAACTGCCGCTGCGGATGGAAGCCGATCCCGGTTGCCGTGGCGATGGCGAAGGGCTGGGTGGACGATGACGGCCAACCCGACTACGCGGCCATCAAGCGGCACAACGGGCGACGGCAGGCGTTGATCGACACGGGCAAGTTCCCCGACGCGGGTTTCGTGTCGGGTTGACACAAGGGATTGTGTACGCATTGCAGGACGCTACGATGGATGGCGTTCCGGAAACGAAAGGCATCGACATGGCAGACGCAAGCATCATCACCTATCAGCGACCCTACACGAACGTGAGCGTGGCGAGCGTGGGTTCGTCCTACGCGAGCATCGCCACCCTTTCGGCCACCAAGCCTTCAAGCGGCGTGGTGCATGACCAGCAGTTGAACGGAAGTTCGCCTTCGCTGCTTCGGATCATGCCTTATGCGAGCAGCACCAGCATCGGTTCGGCTACGGGCGTGCGCGTGGTCGGATACACGGGCGAAGTCAACAGCGCGGACGGCCTGACGTACTGGCTTCCGACCGTGCTGGCGGATTTCAACCTGACGTTCAGCGGCGGCGCGGTCCCGACGTACAGCCTTGATAGCGCAACGCAGCGACCGTTCGCGGTGATTGCGCAGGTTGGAGGTACCCCGGCGGCAAACCTGTATAGCCCCGGCACGGCAGCAGGCGGCAACGTGGAACCCGCTTCCGCAATGGTGGATATTGCAGGGCACCAGTTGGTGCAGGTGCAGTTCAAGGCCGCAAGCGGCACGCCGACGATGGGCGTGTTTGTGACCACGCTCTAATGCGACGCAGCACCCGATTCAACCGTCCCGGCCTGTCGGGTTCATCCCGATCCGCGATGCTGTTGGGCGCGGATGGCGACGGCTCCACGCTCACGCTGGACTTTACCACGGGCATCCTTGATCCGCGCCTGACGTTCACGCGGGGAACAACGGCAACCTTCATCAACTCGCAGGGATTGGTGCAGTACGCCAATGCGAACATCATCCGTCAGTCTGAAAACTGTGGATCATGGAGCGGCGCGCAGAACATCACGCCTACTGCCGATGCGGCTATCGCCCCGAATGGAACGCAGACCGCGGATCAACTGAACCTCCTCGCCAGCAGTTACAGGTATCAAGTTACATCAACGACATATGCGGTCGGTCAGCCGTATGTCGGCAGCATTTGGATGCGAACCGTTTCTGGAACCGCATCTGTCGGGTTCAGAATCGCTAACTCGGTAACCGGAGCCAATAATGCCATCGCAACTTGTTCCGTCACGGAAACATGGCAACGATTCACGACTCCGGCGTTTACATTGAGTGACTCGGCAAATCGAGTAATTGACATCGGAATCGACCAGCGATCAATCGTGAGTGGCCCGAACGTGGCTGCAAACATCTATGTATGGGGGTTGCAACTTCAGCCGGGTACTTCCGCTGACGAATATCTGCCAACGACCACGACGGAAAACCTAAACGTCCCCCGCTTCGACCACGACCCGTCCACGCAGGCTCCGAGGGGGCTGCTGATTGAGGGGACGGCGACGAATCTAGTCACCTACAGCGATCTTCGGACAACCGGGTGGGCTGGAATAAATGCAACCGGAACGAACGACAACGCGACCGCGCCAAACAATACAACCACCGCCACACTTTGGACGGGAACATCGGGCGGCCTCAATCGAGCCTATTCCGCAGGCTTCAGCGTAACGAGCGGCACGACCTACACCATTAGTGCGTGGGTAAAGAAGCCGAGCAGCAACGCTGCGCGATATGCAAAAATTGATGTCCGATCATCCATCGAAGGGCTTATTGGTTGGCCTTCAAACGGGACGCTGGATCTAGATACGGGAACAATCAGCGGCACCGGATACACGGTTACTCCATACCAGAATGGTTGGTATCGGATTGTTTCAACCGGAACGGTCAACTCTACTACGACCGCTCGGATGTTTGTGCGTATTACCGATGCCTCCGGTGGAGAACCAACGGTAACCACCGCATTGCTATGGTGGGGCGCACAGGCAGAAACCGGCTCCGGTGCCTCCTCGTACATCCCCACGGGCGCGAGTCAGGCGACGAGGAATGCGGATTCGTGCGTGATGACCGGGACGAACTTCTCGTCGTGGTACAACCAGTCAGAAGGATCGTTCTTTGCGCGCGTGCAAAAGAACACCACTATCCCGGGGCATATCTTCAATGCAAACACATCGAACAACGCACCGCGAATAATGATGACGTATAACTCCGGCTGGTTTTTGTCCGGAGAAAATCCATCAGGGACGAACACGCCGAGTTTGTTTATCACGACAGGTGCAATCAACGCAGCGCAAAAGTTCGCTGGGGCATTTCAGACCGGAAATTACGCCGCCTCCGCGAATGGCCTTACTGCGGTCACAACGTCAACTGGCACGATGCCGACCGGGCTGAACACCCTACAGATTGGCGCAGCAGAGGGCGGATATCAGTTCTTCAGCGGCACCATCGCGCTGCTCAAGTATTGGCCGACCCGCCTCACTAACGCCCAACTTCAAAGCCTCACCACATGACCGACTACATGCTCCGCACCAACACCGAGGCGCAGATGGACGATGCGCTTGAAGCCGCAGGACTACTTGAGGACGGCCCGATGGGAACCTATCCCGTTGCGGGCTGCTATGTGGACCGCATCGGGCCGATTCCCGCGACCTACGACATCGACGGGCAGCAGATCAAGGCAGGCGACCCGCGCTTCCATGCCAACATCCGGGTGACTTTTGAACTGACGGAGGAGCAGGTGTCGTGGCTTCCGACGTTCACGCCGGAACCAAGCATTCCATATCGCGTATTTGCCTAACCCATTGACTTGCAATAACTCCTGCGAGATACTGCGCTAATGAACACCCCTTCCCACCGCGTAACGGACAACGGTAAGACCGTGACCATTC